CGTCGGAGCAGCTCGTCGACGTCGAGTTGAAGCTGACCTGCGACGAGCTGTGGGCCTCGGTCCCGTGGGGTTCCGGCGTGTGGCACACGCCCGTTGCACCCTACGACTGGACGACGAGTTGGGAGTTCGAGATCGAGGATCTCACTCCGCCGAAGCTGCTCACAGGTGTCCCGCGCTCGCCGATGGTGCTGCGCGTTGCTTTCGACGACGGAATGACTCTCGGCATCGGGATCAAGTGTGCGGACGATCCGACCAACTGGACGATCACGCGGCACAACGTGGACCCTCTTCCGGGTGTTGCGCTCGCGGTGGTCTCCGCCGAGGTTGTTGCCGGGTCGCTCGGCATGGAGTTCGACCTCGCCTTCGACTGGGAGCAGACGCCGGGGTGCGAGTATCAGGCCCACGTCGGTTCTCGCGTTGAAGACGACGCCGGCAACATCGTGGACCCAGCTTTCCGCGTTGCCGTCTGGACAGGATTCCAACCGGAGATCCCGGAGGGCCGCGTCTGGGATCTCTGGAGGTTCGTTCCGCGCAAGATCCGCACGCGCGACGACACCAAGGATCTGCGGCGCCTGATCAACTGCTGGCAGGAATTGGTCAACCTCATGCTGCGCGAGGTCGACCGGATGACGGACATCTTCGACCCGGATCTCTGCGACGACGCGACGATAGAGGCGATGCTCTACGATCTCGGGAACCCGTTCGTCTGGACGGACCTCGAGTTGACCGCACTGCAACGTCGGAAGCTCGTGCGCTACCTCGTTCCGATCTACAAGCTCAAGGGCACCGCGGCAGGCATCGAGTCGGTGGTGCTGTTCTTGCTCGGCAAGATCGTGCACGTGCGCGACTACCTGCACACCGGTTGGCGTCTCGGCATTTCGAGGCTCGGGGATGGCGGCGGCATCGCGCTGATCAAGGGCGAGCAGGCAGCGTGGCCGATGAACCTCGCTGCGCTTCTCCCGCTCGACCTTCCGGTGGAGATCGACGACGACGGCGTGGTTCAGGTGATCACGATCGTTGCCGGAGACTTCGTCAACCCGGCCGCCGCGACCGCACAGGAAGTTGCCGCGGCGATCGATGGGCACCTCTCCGGGGGCACTGCTGGAGTGCTCGCCGACGGCTCTCCGGCCGCGGTGCTCACCGGTGCCGGGCCGTTCGCGATCATCGCTGGCGACAACCTGCTGGTCGAGATCGAAGGGTACGGCGTGCACGAGGCGATCTTCCAGGTTGGCGACTTCGTGAGCTCCGGGTCCGTGACGGTCGACGAGGTGGCGCGGCGCCTCGCCGCCGATCTGCCGGATGCGCAGGTCGGTGTTCGCGAGGACTATCTCGGGGTGGCCCGCTGCCGCATCGCAAGTCACCTGTGGGGCGCGGCGAGCGCGGTGACGATCTCCGGCGGCACGGCACAGGCGAAGCTTGGGATCGCCAGCGCGACCGGGCTGGACGGCGAGAACGTCTGCATGTACTCGGACAACGCTGAGGTTGGTGCGAGCATCGCGGTCTCGAGCTCGCTCGCCGCGGACACGTTTGGGTTCGTTGGAACGAACGCCTCTGCTGCTCGAGGTGGTTGCGTGCTCGGTCTCGACGACGAGCACGGCATGTACTCCTTCGACATTGAGACCGACACCGTGCTAACCTCCGACGAAGAAGCAATCGTGCGGAAGATCGCGGAGTATATGAAGCCGGCGCACACGCATTTGATGAACATCCGCGCGGCGAAGACGCTGCCGCTGCCGACGGTCTGGACGATTGGCTGGTCACATCTCGGAGTCGACACGACTCTGACGGAGTAGGTTTTGGTGAAGGGTGGTATGGCACGAACGGCACAGAACGACCAGGTTCGACGGCGTGAAGAGAAGTGTCTCGTCTCTGGTAGCGTTCGGGTCAACCGGATGATGGATAACGAGATTCCGTCCTATTTTCTGCGTTCCGCAGGACGAGCAGGCAGGATGCGATCTGGTCCAGGCCGTCGAGAATTTTTTCCAGCCAAGCGATTGACGCCAGGCGAAGATCTCCAGAGCACGTTGGCGTGTCACCGGATCACCGGAAATGCCTTTGCGTTTTGCCTTTCCGGAACAGGCAATAGAACAGAATCTCGGGACCGGAAGACGGCCAACAACGGCATGATGTGGCACGGAGAAATCCGAACCACAGGACTCGCAAGCAAGGTGAATCCGTCCTTCTTCATCGACAGGTCTTTGTTCGTGCACGAGTTCGTTCGCGGAGTTCCGTCCGCGCTTCCATTTCCCGTAGCACGTTTCCGAGCAGAAGCGATTCCCGGACTTCGGCATCCGGCTCGCGGCTTTGTGAAAGTTCATCCCGCATTGGGTACAGATCTGAACCTGTCTAGCCGCATGACGTGCGGCATCTCGACAGGCGATCGAGCAGAATCGCCCAGGTTCGGAAGGATAGGTCTCGAAGGAAATTCCGCACTGAGAACAGGTCCGTGGTTCCATGAATCACCTCCTGTCGCCATCGTAGCACAGATGGTAGAAGGATGACAAAATGAATAGACGGGACTTCTACTTTGACCAAGAAGTGTCTCAAGCGGAGCTTGACGGTTCCTTCGACTGGGTGGCCGAGGCGATCTCCGGCGCGCTCACTGGCGCCGAGCTCGTCGGCATCGAGTTTGGCCTGTCGGTGATCCCCTCCGTTCCGATGGAGGACATGAACGTCAACGTCGTCGGCCCGGGCGGTGGCGTCGACAAGGATGGCGAGCCGCTCTACACGGGCACGGCGCTCGAGGCCGTGGACTGTTCGGTCGACGAGTACGGCGCGAGCACCGACGTCACCGTCGCAGCCAACGACAGGTACGTGTCGGTGTTCATGCGACACACCGTGGTTCTGTCGGTCCCGAAGATCGACGGCAACGGGCTCACGGTCCAGACGCACAGGATGGACGGGTACGAGTTCGTGGTGCGCCAGGGCGCGATGGCGGCCACCGGCACTGCGACGCCACCGGCGTTGCTCACCGACGGCGTGCTCCTCGCCGACGTGCTGCTGTCGTTCGGCACGACGCAGATCGTTGCGGGTCTCATCGAGGTGACGCGGCGCGAGGACTGGCTGCGGTACAACGGCACGACGATCGGCACGTTCGCACACGGGACGTCGCACGACGCGATCACCGCGGTGCTGACCATGCTCGAGACCTGGTCGACGGCGATGCCGTTCGCGTTCACGGGTCACTGGTTCGGAGCTGTGGATCCGGCCGGCGCGGCGCCTCCTCCTCTGACCGTGCAAGCTGCGCTCGAGGCGATCGTGTTCGACCTCGCGCACTCCGCGCTCGAGGCGGACCCGGCCGGCAGCGGCGCCAACCTGATCGGCACACATGGCTACATCTCGGCTGGCGGCTACGTCCAGTGGGCGGCGGCTGTCGATGCCAGCGTGCAGGAGGTGCTCGAGATCATCGCCACCGCAGTGGACGGGCACATCGCCGGTGGAGCTCCAGCGCATCCGGACACCGCTGTCACGTCGGCTGCGCAGGCTGGAACGCCGGAATCGTGGGCGGGCGGAACCGTCCGAGGGTTCCTGACTGGTCTTCTCGGGCACATCAACGACAGGACGGAGCGCGCGGCGGTCGAGACGATCAGTGGCGCATGGAGATTCAACAACGGGACCGTGGTTCCTGCCAAGTCGGCCGGACGCGACAGCGGGAACCCGCGGTTCGAAAATAAGATGTTCGCGCGGTGCATCCAGGGCGGATCCGAGTCTCCGTACACGAGCAAGGCGCGCGTGGCGGCAGGTCTCTACGGCGAAGGGTTCGGCTGGGCCTCCCCTCTCGACAGCAGCAACGGCGTCACCGCTGGCACGCTGTTGCAAGACATCTGCGTCGCGTACACCGCGCTCGGGAATCGGCGGATCTACGTGTTCGACGACACGAGCCTGCATGCATTCTGGTGGGATCCGGACGATGCGGCGTCCACCGGCGATTTCGATTTCGCACCGTTGTTCCCGGCGCCCGTGACGGCCTGGAGCATCGCGAGCGTGTGCACGGACGGCACGAACCTCTTCATCAGCGTGGTGGACACCGGTGGTACGAACGTCCACAGGATCGCGGCCTGCGACCAGTCGGGCACGGTGTTGCCGGCCTGGGCCGCCGCGCCGACCAACGGAAGCAGAGACATCCTCGCGAACGGCCTAACCACCCTGGCCTTGTCGCACACCGACAAGTGCATCGTCGCGAAGATCGATTCGGCGACTGGTCTCGCCACGCGCATCGTCTGCGCGAGCTCGGGCCAGAACTGCGGCACCGGGCATAGCCTGACGACGATCGATGCCGCGGACGGCAGCATCATCGCGGCCGGAGATGGGAGCGCGGCGGGGTTCTCTGGTGGCGCGGCAAACTACTATCCGAGCGGCGGTCTATGCACGGATGGTGTTCACGTCTATGCGACCGCCTGCGACCCAAGCGGCGCGCCGCCGATAATGACGAGCAGCGGGTTCTATCACGCGGACATCGAGGATCCGGCCGCGTTCGTGGCGAAGGCCGGGATCCCGGCCGACATCTCGGCCTCGAGATCGCAGAGCATCGTCTACGACGGCGATGTGCTCTGGTACATCGATCTGATCGGAACCTGCGCCACCTACGAGATGCGCGAAGAGAAGGTGCTGAACCATTCGACCAGCATCGGAGCCGCAAGGTTCGCCGTGGTC